GCTAATGCTGCAGAAGAAGTGGGTATTGAAAACTTTGAGACTCGTGGAGCTGTAGGTTTTGTTTATAAGGACGATTTAAACGTAGATGACCTTGATCCAGAACAACAAGGTGCTTTTGAAGATAGAATGTATGATAAAATCTACAATTCTGCTTCTAAAGGTCGTGTTCAGTGGTCAAATGCTAAAGTTGGTTACACAAAGTTATCAACAACTAACATTGACTTGGATTTAAGAGCTATGAGTAAGTTATCTACGGAGCAACTTTGTAGATTATGGCATTACCCATACGTTTTATTGAATGCTGATAACTTAACAGAGAGTAACTTGGCTGAATTCATCCGTAGAATGATTATTAACTGTGTTATTCCGATGCAATCTCGTATTTGCGAAGGATTGTTGGAGTTTTTAGCTCCTTCAATGGGAATTAACCCATCTCAATACGTTTTACGCTTTGATACAGATGCTTATCCAGAAATGAAGCAGAACTTCTTAGATGCTGCTAACATTATTGATAAGTTGGATGGTGTGCTTTCTCAAGATGAGAAGCGTGTGTTTATGGACTTTGAGCCTACATACGATGCTGCGATGCAACAAGTATACATTCGTTCAAATCAAGTGCCTGTAAGCAGTTTAAACATTGACCCTACGTTATTAGGCAATATGAACGAATAATTATGGAAAATCTTCATATCATAGTGATATCCGTTTCAATTACCAGTTCATTCTGGTTTGGATTCTTCCTATGGTATGAAGGTTTCATCAAAAAAGCGGAAAGAAAGAAGGTAGAAAAACTTTTTAAGGATAAAAAATGGTAAGTGACGAAATGTATAAGGTTGCTTGGCGAAGAAGGCACGACATCAATGAACGTGCCTTATTTGCTTTTGTTAGAACTAAGCTTGGGGCAGAAACTAGGGCTTACCTAGCTACACTTGAAAATAGAAACCCCAATACATTTCATATAACTAACCATTTTAGTGAAAAGTGGATGATGGACATCTTAAAAGATGCTTATTCGAAGTTTGGGCTTAAACAATACGAGTTTCTTAATAGATTTAAAACTAAAGATGAAGAAGAAGATAACTTCAATGAGGAGTGGTTGCTTCTTTTGTTATTGCGTTTTAGAGACATTACTCAATTTATAGTTGTATTGGGCATTATTGCTACAATTAAGTATGATATACAAAAGTTTGTAGACGATAAAGTCAAACAAGGCATTCCAGCCTCCGCTATTATTACTCTATTAAGCGTTTATTTGGCACAGAAGAACATAATTCGTAGTCAGACAATAGCTAGGACAGAAGTGACTAAAATAATGAATCTAGCAAGCGATTTGTGGGCTTCTTTACAGCCTAAGGTTACCAAGAAGAAATGGATAGTAACATTAGATGGCAAAGAACGTAAATCACACCATGATATGGATGGATATCCTGCAATTGCTTTAAATGAAAAGTTTCTTGTCGGAGGCTATCCAATGGCCTATCCTGGAGATGGTTCTGCACCAGCAAGTGAGATTGTTAATTGTAGATGTGGGGTTAGATATATTTAAAATTTTGTATTTAGTTATTTTTATTATATTTGCAAGCAATAGATAGAAAATATGAGAGATTATAAGATAAAATCTGAAGGGGAGATAGTTGATGTAGATATGACTAATCGTATCGTAATGGGCTATGCTGCTAAATTTGGTAATATTGACCTTCATGGTGATATGATTATGCCTGGAGCATTTACCAAGACTATTCAAGAACGTGGTCCTCAAGGGAAAAATGAAATATGGTTTTTACACAATCATAGCTCTGATAGTCCACTTGGTAAGCCATCTGTATTGAAAGAGGATAATTATGGTTTATATTTTGAAGCTGCTATTATTGACACCGAGATTGGTGAGGATATCCTTAAATTATATGAGAATGGTTTAATTAACCAACATTCTATTGGATTCTCTACAATTAAGGAATCAAAGGTAGAAGAAGGAAATACAAAGCCTTATTATCAAATTCAAGAAGTAAAATTGTACGAATTTTCGTCAGTTCTATGGGGTGCTAATCCTGAAACTCCATTCTTAGGTTTAAAATCTATGGATGCTAAAGGATTGCAAGATCGTTTCGATAAACTATACAAGCAATTGCGTGGTGGAAATTTAAAGGACGAAACTTATGAATTGATTGAAATTGAGTATAACTTTATAAAATCGGAGTTGTTCAAACTAATTAATGACAAGGAGTCGGTTAAGTCCACTCCTGAGATGATTAATCCAGAAGAATTACAAAGACAAGTGCAAATCGAATTTTTAAAACAATTAAAAAACTCTTTTAAGTAATGGAAGATATTAAAAAAATTGTTGATGAAGTAAAAAGCGACATCAACGAAATGATTCAAAAAGGTGTTGGTCGTGAAATCGAAGGCTTAGGCTTATCTGACTTGATCGAGCAAACTAAAAATGCAGGTACTAAATTGCAAGAAGTTGAAGGTAAATTAGGAAACATTGAGAAATCTGTTTCTGATGCTATCTTAGATATGAAAGCTAAGTCTGTGGAGCCAACTAAGGCTGAAGACTTCTTAGCTAAGAAATTCGAAGCTCGTGAGCAAGAATTCAAGTCTATGTCTACTTCTCGTTCTTCAGTTGCAATGGAATTGAAAGCAGTAGGTGATATGAACTTAACTGCTAACATCGGTTCTGATTGGGCTTCTAAGATTGCTGGTTTATCTAACGTAATCTTAACTGATCCTTTCCGTTCAGTTCACTTGCGTGATTTGATGCGTTCTTCTGTAATTGAGCAGAATGGTGTATTCAAATTTGCTAAGAAATCAGGTGGTGAAGGTGCTCCAGCAGTTCAAACTGAAGGTGCTGCTAAAGCTCAAGTTGATTATGACTTCACAATCACTGAGGTAACTCCTAAGACTATTGCTGCATATAGCAAAATCTCTAAGCAGATGTTATCTCGTTTATCTTGGTTACAAAACTTCGTTTCTACACAATTGGTAAACGATTTGTTAGAAGTTGAAGATACTAAGTTATTTGATTATGCAGGAACTGGTGAATTCACAGGTTTATACGAAGCTGCTACAGCTTACTCTCCATCTGGATCAGTAGTTGCAGGTTCTAATCGTTGGGATAAATTAGCTAACGCTATTGCTCAATTAAAAGCTGCTAAATTCCGTCCTTCTATCATCTTGGTAAACCCAATTGATGAGATGGAATTGTTAATCAACAAAGAATCAGGTGCTGGTTACTCTCACCCATCTTTAATCTCTGGAACTGGTTTAACAGTTGCTGGTGTACCAGTAGTTTCTACTGACATCATCCCTGCTAACACTTTCTTCGTAGGAGATATGAACAAGGCTGCTGAATTGTTATTCGAAGATAACGTAATGGTTGAATTCGCATACGAAGATGGCGATAACTTCACTAAGAACTTGGTGACTGTAAGAGCTGAAGAATCTATTGCTTTACCAATCTACTTCGGTGGTGCGATGAGAAAAGGTACTTTTGTGATTGCTTAATCATTTTCTTATTTTAGTGTTATTATGTAAGCCTACTTCCCATAAGAACAGTAGGCTTATTTTTAAACCTTAAACTTAAATAAAATGGCAAAGGTAACTTGTGAACAACACTTTTTTGATATGGAAGCTAATCATCCTCGTATGGTAGGTGATTCATTCGAAACAAGTAATGACAGAGCAAAAATGCTAGAATCGAAAGGTTTAGTAATTGTTGTAGAAATGGAAGAAGAAACTGATCCAGTTAATCCTCCTCAAAATAAAGTTGTAAAACCTTCTAAGAAGAAATAATGGCTTACATACCTGAAGTAGTTAAAACAAGGGGTTTAGAGATTAAAATGGTTGAGGAAATCACCCCTTTAGCTGAAGTAATAACCTTAGATTCAGTTAAGCGACACTTGAATATCGAAATTTCAAACAATGACGATAATCAAAAGCTTAGTGATTTAAGATATTCTGCTATTCATGAGGTTGAGACTTATATCCAAAAGAATCTAAAGCCTAAGCGTATGATTCAATCTTACATTGAGGTTAATGGTACAATTGATTTGTATTATGGCCCAGTAACTGATATTGAGTCTGTAAAAGATGCTGCTGGAGTTAATTTGTCTCACACTGTTAGTGAATTAAACCAAAAGATTTCTGCTTATTCTTCAGGTGGTATGGTTGTTACTTACGTTGGAGGGTATCTTCCATTGCCTTTTGATATTGAAAATGCTGTATTAGATATTATAGCGGTTGATTATGATCAGGCAGTAGAAGACAAGAAATTGGCAATTAGAGCTATTAAAGAACGTATTAGACATTACAGACCTATCTATGTATAATAAACTTAGCAGATTTAGAGCTAACTTTCAAACCATGGTAGAACAAATACCTGATGGTGCTGGAGGTGTTACTGCAGCTTCTCGTCAAGGGTATAGCTGTAATGTGCATATAAAGTCTACAAGTTCATTTTATGGCAACTATGGTGGTGTTAGAAATGAAGAAGGTGGACAAATTGGTACTGATCAATCATTTGAATGTATGGTTAGATACAATAGTGAGTATCAATTTAAAACCACTACAGTAATGGTTTTTAAAAATAAACGATATGCACTTTCTGATATCACAAATGTTGATTTTAAGAATCAGTGGATAACTTTTAAAGCAACTGTAAGAAATGATTAAAGTTAAGTTTACAGGCTTAAAGGTTTTAATTAACAGATTTGAACGTGCACAAAATAGAGCTAAAGACATAAACTCAATGGTTATGGAAGAAGCTCAAGCACTTTCAAGCAGTTCTAAATCTTTAGCTCCAGTTAAAACTGGTAAACTTAGAAATAGTCATTATTTTAAAAAAGAAGAAGGTAAAAATAAGGTAACTGCAACTATTGGATTTAAAGCATTTTATGCACCTTATCAAGATTTTGGTACAGGTAGAAAATTTAAACTAACAAGTACATTATCACCTTACCAAAATTATATTGCTGGTTTTAAAGGTGCTAGTCAGGATCATAAAGGTTTAAGAGCTAGAAAGTTCTTATTCCATCATTATGTGATTACTACTAGAAGAATTACTAGAAAAGCTAGGACTAGATTTAAAAACATTATGAAAACTTAATAAGATGGTAGCTAAAGACCCACAATTTGAATTAAGAAAGGCTTATTTTGAGACTTTAACTAATATTACTAGCAATGGTCAGCCTGTTGAAGTTTTTGATGAAATAGTTCCTAGTACAGCAGCATTCCCTGCTATTGTATTTATGCAACAAACAGGTAGAAATGATGGTAACAAAGATATGTTTATTCGTGATGAAATTATTGATATTCACGTTATTACCAAGTTTTTATCAGATACAGGAGGCAAAAAAGTAGCTAATGATGTAGTTAATCAAATCATTGGTAAAGTCCTCTTAGGACCAAGCAATTTTGGTATTAGTTCACACCTAACTAATTGGCAGGTTTTGAATTGTGAATATCAAACAAATACATTAACTTCACAATTGCCAACAGGATGGCAAGTAGAAATTATCGTAACATTTAGTCAATTATTAGAACAATTAAATTAGAAATAAAATGGCATTAGTAAAAGGAACAGACTTGCGTATCTTCGTAGGTACTAAGGTTATAGCAAACGAAACAACTTGTGATATCGAATTATCAACTACAATGATTGATACTTCATCCAAGGATTCAGGTGTATGGGAAACTGCAATTCCAGGTCGTAAAGCATGGAATTTGTCAGCTACAGCTCAATTAGATTATGCAGATGGTGGTGCAAACTACACTTATGATGAACTATTAGCTGCTTGGATGGATCAAACAGAATTAACTGTTTCATTCAAAACTGCTGCTACAGGAGCTACAGTATTAACTGGTTTAGCTTATGTTGAATCAGTTCCAGTAAAAGGTGGTGATCAAGAGATTGCTACTGTAGATATTAAGCTAAAAGGTAATGGTCCATTAACAAAGACTACTGCTGCTTAATATTTAAAAATTTTTGTTTACATTTGGGGTAGGGATATAATCTCTACCCTTTTTGGTTAAATACACACAAAACACACACACAATGCGTAATATTACATTTGAAGGCAAGAAAATCAATTTTGATTTTTCATTAGGTAGCATCAATGATGTATATGTAAAAGAACTTGGAGGAGAATTTAATGATCTTGTAAGTATGCACGAATACAAAGACAATCCTTCTAAATTATTGGATATAACGAGAGATATGTTACTTAGTGGACATATCTATTGGTTATTCCTAAATGGATTGGAAGAAGAAGCTGAAAACATCCTTAGCAAGATTAAATCTTCAAGAATGTTAGCTACTAAATGGTTAATTAGTGTTCAAGTAGTAACTGTAGTAGATTGGATTACATCTGATTTAATGCCAAGTGAACTTGAGCAGCCACAAATTACAGGTGCTACAAAAAAAAAGAGGTAATTACTTGGAGTAAGGTACTTACTAGAATAAATATTACAGGGTTGAAGCCATGGGAATGGAAAAGAATGACTTTCGGGGAATTTCTGGACTATGAACATGGCTTTGAGTTTAGAAGGGCTTATGAGTGGGAAAGGACTAGAAAAATAATGTGGGCTTCATTAGCTGCCATGGGAGGGAAAGATGCACCAAAAGCTGAGGAATTAGTTCCATTATGGATAGATAACATAGGAAAAGTTTTAGAAAAACCAAAAGAAAAAGAGTATCTTTCGGATGATATAGTGAAAAAGTGGGTTAATTCTATAGAATAATGGCAGAAACTAATGAGTTTTATATAAAAATTGGGGCTGATGTAGATGAGGCTATGAATAAGCTTGGTGCTTTATCAGGCAAATTATCATCATTAGCATCAAGTACCCAAAGAAGTGGTAGTCAAATAAGCAATAGCATGACTAGCACATCTAATGTAATTTCAGCAGCATTCTCATCAATGGGAATGGCTTTAACAACAGTTGGTATTGTTGGTGGAATTATTGGAATTGGTAAAGCTGCATTAAAGACTGCTGCAGAGTTAGAACAAATTTCAGTATCATTCGAAGTATTTACAGGTAATGCTGAAGTGGCAAAGAATATGCTTGCTGAGTTAAAATCTCAAGCATTATCTTCTCCTATGCAATTCCAGGATATTGCTAAAGGTGCACAAACATTAATGCAATATGGATTAACTGCTGAACAAGTAATTCCTACAACTAAAATGTTAGGAGATATTTCAGGTGGTAATGCAGACAAATTCTCAAGACTATCTTTAGCTTTTGGACAAGTAAATGCAGCAGGTCGTTTAATGGGTCAAGAAGCTCGTCAAATGATTAATGCTGGGTTTAATCCATTGCAAGCAATTTCTGATAAGACAGGCCAATCTATGGCTGTTTTGACACAAAGAATGCACGATGGTCAAATTAGTGTTAGAGATGTTGCACAAGCATTCATATCAGCTACATCAGAAGGAGGTAGATTTTATGGAATGGCTGATAAGCAATCTCAGACATTATCTGGTGCTTTCAATAAAATGTCTGAAAGCATTACATTCACATTAGCAAAGATTGGTGAAAGTTTAAATAAGACATTTGATGTTGGTGGTATAACAGAACATATTTCATTCCTTGTCGGTAAGCTTGCTTTAAATTTTGAGACTGCTAATGATAAGATGCAGAAATCAGTATTTTGGAGTGAAGCTTTAAAAGGTACTTTTGACTTCTTAGCATTAACAATTGATGTTTTAATTAAAGGTGTAGCATTATTTGGTGGTATTTTAGAAAAGGCATTTAGTTCTCCAGCTTTAAGTAATTTTTCTAATTGGCTTGATCAAACATCAATCAAAATAGCTGGTTTATTTGGAAAAGGTGCACAAGATAACCTTAAAGCATTAATTGATTATGTAAATAATTTTGGTAAAGAAGGGTTTTCCATCCAAAAACAGATGGCAAACTCTGGTACTAGAAAAATTACAGATTATGAAAAATGGCTAAAACAATTTAGTAATACTCCAAGTAGAACTGGGAAAGAAGGAGGGTCTAAGAAGAAGGAATCAGTAGAAACTATTGCTGGAACTGATTTCATTACAAAAGCTCAAGGAGAAAGAATTAAGGCATTAATCCAAATGGAGAAAGATGCTGGTACTGAAATTAGACAACTTGGTTTATCAGCAAATGAAAAGAAATTAGCTGATATGAAGTTAGCTCATGCCAAATTAATGGCTGAGATGAAAAAAGCTGGTGTTGATTCTACGGCTATTGAATTCAAAAATCTTTCAGAAATATCTTTATTATCACAACAGATTTTAGCAGAAAAGAATTCTGCTATTATGAAGCTAATAAAGCCTGTAAGCACATTTGAGAATTATAAATTACAAAATCCTATTAGTAAGATTACTGAAGGATGGGATCAATCAGTTATTAACAATCAAATAGATTCATTCCAAAACTTAGGGAAATCTTATTATGATGC